TTGTTGTTCTTGCTCTAATTTTTTGATTTGCTATTACTGAACTTGTATAAAGCTCCATGATCATTGGTGTATCTACTTCTGTGTCGGCTGTTACATCATCTTTTAACTCAAAACTCATTTTAGCAGTAGTGCTGTCAGTTGTAACAACAATACGACCAGAACTTCCATCTTGCTCAGGTGTTTCAGATACATGATTAAAAGTAATATTGGCATTCCCACCGCCATCATTGTGTGTTAATGCAGTACCTCCACTTCCTAAGCCAGCTATTATATAATTATTACTAGCTATTTTACCACTTACATCAAGTTTATAAGTGCTAGGAGTTTTACCAATACCAACTAAATTATTTGCGGCATCTACATACAAAGTATTAGTATCTACATAAAAATCTATATTGGCTGCAACAGAAACACCATTAACATCTATATCTAAATAACTTGTACCAGAATATTTTAAATCAATACCACCAGTACCATCATAAATAGTAATACCATTATTTTGTTGAGCATTATTAATTGTCCAATCACCAGATGATTCTGTTATTGTTAAATGATCATCGCCACTTGTTAATTCTAATGTATCTGATTTTAATAAACCACTAAAAGTTCCAGTAGTTCCTGTTAAATTTACTAAAGTTAATCTGTTGCTACTTGGATTGTAAAAGAAATTACTAGCACTATCTTTAAACAATTTACCATTTGTATTAGTTGTATTATTTGATTGTGTAAACACCATTCTCCTAGATGCATTAGTATTGTCAGCAGTTATTAAAACACCAGTTGCAGTATCTGCATTTCCTTCTAAATTAGCTACAAGAGTTCCAACAGTATATCCGCTTGCAGATGTGTCAACAGTTGTTGTTGGCTCGACAGTAGTGCCTATAAATAGCTTAAATTTATCATCACTAGCATCATTGTAAAAACCTTTATACTTTGTTCCAGTAGCAACGTATTTACCAAATAATCCAATATCTAATGTGTTTGCTGTATTGTCTTTTGCTAATTTTATTAACGGATCCTCGACTGCTAGATCAGTTACATTTAAATATGTTAGTGTACCATTTACTGTTAAATCACCAGATATTATAAGATTGCCACCAATTTTAGCATTTCCGCTTGTATGAAATTGGTATGAAGGTGTAATGCCTATTCCGATCTGTGATGTACTTAAATAAATTGGAGAATCATTTCCTAATCCATCACCTAATATTTTAGCAACACCGCTTAAATTATTATTATCAGAAATCTTTATAAGTGAATCATAAGTATTCTGTACTCTTTTGCCAGTTAATGTAGTACCCATAAAATCTTTTTTACAAATTTAAGCAATTATAGTTACCTATTTTTACCCTGACCTTTATACTTTTTTTTGTAACCTTTTTGACCTTTTGATGCATTTTTGGAATGCACACCTGGTCGCTTTTTTTTATGATTAAAATTATAAGTTGATTCTATTTTTTTAGCCATTTTTTCTAAATAACCCTATTGCTTTTTCGCTTGACCTCCCACCAAAGTATGCTAAAACTACGGACATCATCACTTTTTCAAAAGTATCATTCCATGTCTCACCAATATGAAAAGGTATTGATTCAACACTATCTAAAATTCCAGCAAAACTAAAAACCACAATGCACCAAACCAAAACAAGTGGTCGCACATTTTTAGATAGCCAGGAATCACTCATTTGATCAGCTTTCCATCTAGAAGAAACTTCAGCCATTTCCTTATTTTGTTGATCATATATTAATTGTTGTAATTTGATTTTATCATCAACAGATATTTTTGATTTTTGAATTTCTGCTAAAGCATCTTGTGGAGAAGTAACCCCAGTTAAAATCTTTCCTAAAGTAGGATTAATCATTGATGCAGCACCAAATAATAATTTGCCAACTGTAGTTTCCTTAAACTTTTTTTTATCACTCATGAATAAAATCTAAAATGTAAAACTATTAAAAATAAATAAATATTTAATTCATTATAATCTTGATCAATTTCTATTGGATAAAATTCTAAACCCAATAAAAAACCATTTGGAATAAGAGCAAAACCAAAATCCATTATTTATTAATCCAATTACTAATTTCTTTATATTCTTCCTTAGCATTAAAACATGGGCAAACCTTTTGATCTGTAAAATCATTGTGTCCATAAATTACAGAATCAGGATATTCATATTTAAGATCCATTAATAAATTATGCAAAGCATCTTTTTGTTCAACAGTTCTTGTATCAATCCATTCTTCCATGTTTTTATCCATGCCTCCCACATAAGCAATCCCTATACTATTTTTATTATATCCAGCTACATGAGCACCACTTCTTTCAATAGGTCTCCCATCTTCAACAGTACCATCTAATTTTATTAAAAAATGATAACCCACATCCGACCAGCCATTTCCTTTTACATGCCATTCTCTAACATCTTCGACATTAAAATCTTTATGTTCTGGTGTAGCAGTACAATGCACTATTAATTTATTTATATTTCTCATTATTCAGTTGTTTTAGCTCTACGATTTATAAATCTATGTTGATCAATAATCTCCTGTATTTCATAAACAGGAATTTTTATTTTTAATGAAATATCAGCATTCCAAATGTAAACTGGTCGTCCATCTTTCATTAATATAATTGTAGGAACTGATTTTATGCTTTTTTTAATTGAAGGTGCTTGATCTTCTAAATAACCATATTGTTTTCTAACGCCTTTTAAATCATCAATAAACTCATAGTTATTTCTTTGATTCCAACTAGCATTGATATGTATAATTGTTAAATCCTGTGCATTACTTGTTACAAATGCAAAGAACACAATTAGGGCAAATATTTTTCTCATTTTTTTTGTATGATCTCATATAATTTTTCATCTATTTTATCTAATTTATTAGAATTTTCTTCAACTTGCTCTGCTGTATTTTCGATTGTTTCCCTTATTAGCTGATCCTTTAGATCATATTCTGTTCTCGTTAATTCAGGTTTAGGTAATTCCTTAGCTAATTCTATTTCTGCATTTAACGTAAAATACATTCCCGCAAGAGATACAGCTCCAGCTACAATAATACCGATTGTTTTTAAATCCAATTGTACATTAGTATCCTCGCTTATTTTTTGTGCCATAATTTTATTTAACTTATTTGTTCAACTTTATTTGATAATTCAATTATTCCTTTAAAATATGTATGATCATTTTCATCTTCCTGAACATAATTTATACTAGCAACTGTTGAAGTATAAACCTTAAACCCACTTAAGCTCAAATTAAAATAACCTGAGGATCTTGTTCTTAGCAAAGATACAACAGAAGAAACTAATAAATTTGAGTTTAAATCACCACCGACATCCCCATCAAATCTAGTAACACATTCAATTCTTGTAATACATTCTAAGTTATATTTTGAAGCATTTTGATCAACTTCATTAGTGCTTAATGAATAGATCCATATATAAGGAAAATTTGAATTAGTAGGCACTCTATTATATACTGGCACACTGCTACCTCCTAAATTAATATTTCCATTTAAGGCATTATATATTTTTTGTCTTATATGATGTATAGCTTCATTCATTGCTTATTCTAGTAAATTTATTATTCATTCTTCTTTCAATATTTTTAATTGCATCCCTTATACTATTATAAAAATATGGTTTAGGTGCTCTATTTTTTTTAACAGATCCAAATTCAACAACAGCAGCATAATCCATTTCAGCACCAATAAAAACATTATCACCTTCTTTTTTAGCTATAATAGATCTTTTTAAATCACCAGTTTTAACAGGCACTCTGCCCTGAGCAAACCTAACAGCGATTGCAGCTGTATCTTGAGCAATTTCCAAAAAATCATGATTTCCAAATCTTTTTATTCTCCTTAATTTTTTATGAAATTTTTGAAGATCTTTTTGATCACCTCTAATTCTAAATTGTTTTCTCATAATTAATTTAATGTTCCTTTTACAGTCATATATTTGTTATAATCTGATTCATATAAATCATTTACTCTGTATGTTCCTGATTGTCCTGAAATACTAAATTTTATATCATTATTATCTAAATCTATATTCCCAGAATATCCTGCTGGTATTTGTAAAGATTCATAATCTTTTTTTCTAATAATAATTTCAACAACTTTTTCTTTTGACCTCTTACCATTACTGCTTTCATATTTGCCACTCTTTGGTTTTAAATATCCCCATAATGTTTCCATTGTGCCTCCAGCAGTAAAAACATAACCTCCATAATTATCAGCATTTTTAACTGAATAGCTGAAAGTAATTCGATTTCTAAATAATCCTGGGTTCATTAAATAAACATATTTTTATAAGCATTCAAAATAACTTTAGTTTCACTTGGCACACTATCCCCTGATTTGCCTTCTACATAATCATGCCTATTATCATATAAAGTTGATGCAAATTGTTTAATTGCCTGTTGTAATAATTCATCATCTAATCCACTTGTAATGTAAGTTACTTTAACTTCTTCAGCAGATCCATCCAAATCAATAGTTTCATTATCTAATCCAATAAAAGAATAATCAGTACTAGCAACTCCTTCAATAGTAACTGAAGAAATACTTGCTATTGGTCCAAAAGGCAAATCAAAAATTCCATTTGTTTCATCAATAAAATAAGTTCTATTCTTAGCAACAATGTCCCTAGATATATAATTTTCACACCAGATTCTTGCTTGTTTTAAAATAATAGCAATTAAAGTATCATCTGTTGAACCAGAAATTCTAGCATAATCCTTAAATTCAGATGTGCTAACTATTTCAGATCCAGTCGTAGAATTAATTTTTATCTGTCTCATGTTTAGTTTCTTTTGAATCAATTTTTAATTCCTTTGTTTCTTTTTTCTTTACTTTGATTTCTTTTTGGAATAATTCACCCCAACCCTTGCTAACCCATTTAGAAGCATTGTTGTCATTGATTTCAATAATTTCACCAGCTGGAATAGTTTGTCCATCCTTACTGATTTCGATTTTTAATTTTATTTTCATAACATTAATTTTTATGTAAAGATAAAAAAAAAGTGCCACTAGATTTTAGTGACACTTTGAAGAACTTAGAAAATACTATTTATGAAATAATAGCAAAGTTATTAAAATTTTCTTTATACTTGCCATTTATATTTATTTTTAAACAACTTTGTCCTAAATTAGGTATAATAAAGAATCCATCATTTTCTTCATCATAAAGAGCAAAAAAATCCACATACTTTTTTTCATAACTTGGCAAACCTGTCCTTCTTAATGTTATTTGCATACTATTCCCTCGCCTTAATCTATTTTTGCCCAAATATTTAACTT